TCTTGATTCGCCAAAGTAGGTTGGCATCGGAGTTCGAAAGTAATCTTGCAAATGGTGTTTACCCCCCCGGTATACATATGCAAATTACTGACGCGACCCGTGTTAACCTCTTGCGAAGGTGTTTACCGGACGTCACTACTCATAGGCAGCGAGCAACTCGCGCCAAGGATAATGTCATGGCTGGAACATTGATCCGCATTGAGCAAGAGATTATGCGTTTGGTGGCTAAGGAGAGCTCCCGAAATGCAGCAGGCGGAGATCGTATTGAGCCATATGCCTACATGCTATATGGAGCCGCTGGTGCAGCTAAGACGACTGTTAGTAAAGCGATATTCAAGGGTTATGCTAAACACAAGAAGTTACCGCACTCTGCTCGTTCCATGACTCTTATTCAAGCAGGACAGAACTTCTTTGACACTGCAGAAGATGAGAGTTGGGGTTGCCTGATGGACGACCTTGACCATGCAGTTGGATCGCCTAGTTATGGTGATTTGACACATCCATTGTTGTTTACTAAGATCGTCAATAGGCATCCCTTCGAAATGGAGCAAGCTGCTGCTGAGAAGAAGGGCTCGATTTATGCTAATTATCAAGTTGTTGCTTACACTACCAATTTCGGGCATGCGCGCTTAATGGGTAATACTGTTGAGCCCATGGCGTTTTGGCGTCGTATTAAGCATCGAGTCCACATGATTGTTAAACCTGAGTTTGCCTCAGCATCGGGCCGAATCATGGAGAGCAAATGTGATGGATCTGGTAATTATTGGCGTTTTGAAATCTACGTGTTTGATGACTCAATTGAGAGGGTTGGTTTTGATACGGTTCCCTTCAAGCTAGATCGCATTATTCTCGATTATGGTGAGTTTGTTAGGTTCATGGTGCTTGAGGCCGCTAGCTGGGTTAAGAAGGAGACTACGTATCTGCAGGCTCGTGAGGTTGGGGAGATGTGTGACTATCATTACGTCATCCACCCCTCGCCTTGCTGGGCCATGCGTGGGGAACCAGAGCCACAATTGCAGAGCTCTATCCTAGATGTTTCTGGCATCCCTAATGATATTGATGGTGAGCACCCTCCAGTGTTGCCTATTCGAGCGTACTACCGACCCAGGACAGGTGGTAGGCTTCCTCCAGCTGGGGGGCGCTTGGAATCTGGTAAAGCGGGTGCCATTGCCACGATCATGGCCGGATCGATTGTTGGTGTCCTCACAGGCAGTATTGCAAGCTCAAGAGTTGAGGGTAGTGACCCCTTGGAAGAGCCTATTAGGAGTTTAGGAGAGTATTTCCAAATGGACTATGACCCCTATGATACATTCATGTTTGAGACTATTCGATTGGGTCTCGAAGTTGCGATTATGGCAGCCTCCGGCGCGGCTGTTATTGTTGGCTTGGTTCAATTAGTCCGAGTTGCAGCGACGGAGGCTGGTTATGACATGACTCAGGAGCCACGACCCGCTTTCCAAATCGGCAAATTTCACAATTTTGACGCTGTTCCAATCACTTCCATACCTTTGGTAGCGCATAATGAAGCGAGATGCACGACATTGGAGGATCTTTCCCGCAAGACCATCCAATTGTCTGCGTTGTTGTCGCTGGGTGATGACGATTTACATGGGCATTTTGTCTACCGTAATTTTATGCTTTGTCCGCGACATTTGTTTATCCCTAAAGGCTCTGATCCTCGAGCTGCACATCCCATTAGCAGTGCGATCAGTATCACGTACCCCATGGATGCTCGCAATGTGGTGAAGTATGATGTCAGGTTTGAGGATGGCGATGGCAAGAAGAAAAATGCTATTGCAGTTCCGAATAGAGACCACGTCATTATTCATGTGGATTTCGTGCCACCTATGTCTGTTGATTTGCTTAAGTATTGCTCCACTGGAGCTTTGTCTACCCTGAGCGTGGTCGATGAAGCTTTGCTCGTGTCTCCGCGCGATATCGTTTCGCCAATGCGTGCTAAAGTGGTCACAGGTTACAACCCCGTGTCGCAGGTGGCTAATTCATGCGTTTCCTATGAGGCGATCACCAAGCCTGGTGATTGTGGTCGGTTATTATTGGGTAGGGTTGGTAGGACTATTATGATGTTGGGGCAACATGTTGGGTCCTACAAAGTTGAAGGTGTGTTTCGGGAAGGTCGAGCCGAGTTCATCGTGGAACAGGAGATTCGTATAGCTATCGATTCTCTCCAAGAAGGACGCTTAGATCGTCAGATTGTAGCTGTGACCGGTGAGTTGCAGTTCGGTCAGAAACCCCTTACTTTAGGACCTATACCCGAGAAATCCTCAGCGGGGACGGCCGTGCGTAAGGCTCAAGGCCCTGTTTTTGGCTTAGGTACCCTCACCCCAGCTTTTGGCATTTCGAAGATGAAGACTAAAGTTAAGCGGAACGTGTTTGATAAGGATTTCGCCCATCTAGAGAAGGAGTGGTGTGGTGTTACACCCTACTTCGAAGCCCCTTGCTTCCACGGCAGAATGGACGCGGGTGAGTGGTCTGATCCGTTTGTGCGTTCCATGTCAGCTTATCCTTATGGTTTCATTCGAGATGATGTGCTCGATCAGGCCCTTGACTTGTATTTGGATGGCGTAGAAGGAGTTTCGGGTATTGATCAAGTGCGTGTGTTGACTCCCTATGAGGTCTGGCGTGGGATTGCTGGGACAAATGTTAAGCCCGTTAACTTGCATACCTCGACTGGTGCCCCGTATTTTGTCCGTAAAGGGGAGGCTATTGAATTTGATGATGAGAGTGGCATAGTTTATGTTGCCAAGGAAATCATGGCCATGGTTGAGGAGATGGAGTTATTACTCAGCATGGGGATTGCCCCTATCCCCGTGTCGTGCGCGGCTTTGAAAGATGAACCGGTATCGGCTGAGAAGAACCTTAAGCACAAGGTTCGGGTTTTCTGGCCAGTATCAGTGTCGCATTACTATGTGTGTAAGAAGTACTTGAGGCCAATTGCCGTTGTCATTCGTGCGAATCCAGAGTTTTTTGAATGTGCGGTTGGCATGAATTGCTCTAGCGCCTCCGAGGTTCAAGCCTTTGCCCATTTCCTTGGGCGATTTGATGACCTCTTTGATCTTGATTATGCCGATTTTGACTCCTCGCAGACACTGCCCTGGTGGGTTCGTGTTGTGGCTAAGTTTTACCAGCGGATGGCGAAGCTTATTGGGTACTCAGAAGCGGATCAACGCAAGGTGTATCTCATCGTGATGGGATTGGCACATGCGTTTCGTGTAGTCAAGAGTGACGTTATTCTGTGCACGGGTAATCTCTCTGGTGGGGAGCAGACATTAGAGATAGGATCTATAATTAATTCAGTGGGTTTTCGTTATGGTGCCCTGATGGTTGCAAGAAAGTTCGCTGTGGACCTTGCGTTAGGCGATTGGTTTAGGCCCCAATTTGGATTGCGCACATTTGGTGACGACCTAGCTGTTGGTCGCACAGCTAGAGGACGTTGGATGGACATTGAGGAGTGGCGAGCTCAGATGAAGGTTGCGGGGCTCACTTCCACGCCGGGAGATAAGAGTGAGTTTGTTGTGTCTAAGGAGATAACAACACTGACCTTTCTGAAGCGGACCCTTCGATATGATGTTCAGTATGGCGTTTGGGTGATGCCGTTGTCGAAGAAGAGTTTAGCCAAGATGTTGGTTATTCGGACTACTTCGACGTTGTCTGACTTGGATCACTACGGCGTAATATTGGCGAACGTTATGCGTGAGTGCGTGTTCCATGGGCGAGACTTCTTTGAAGAGATGAAGGTAACCGTTGATGAAGTTGCTAAAAGGCATAAAGTAGATGAGTCGAAGTTCTACAAGTATCCTTCATTCGATGAGGCAATGCAGTTGTACGTGAAGGAAAGTTTCACGGTTTGGGTAGAGGAGGCGTCTTTGCCCTTATTGATTGATGGCTGACTCCTTCAGCGAGATGGATCAGTGGCTTTTGTGGGAGCCCTGGTGACAACCCACCACA